AGCGCAGCCAAGGTCGGATAGGATGACGCCAGATAGCTTGCCGTAGGGTCCAGCATTGGCAGATATGAAGGCGCAGTTAAGCCCGTTGGCGAATACGTCCAATCCCCAACTTCCAGCCCGCCGGTGCCGAAATTAACTAACTTTGAAGCATCAACCAATGCGGACTCTCCATGTGCCATCGACATATTCAAGGGTTACGCAAACGCCCTTGGTCGAGATTATTAGATCTTCGGACAGCCCGTGGATTGTTGATCCGTTGCGAGCGACGGTTAGGGCGTAGGTGGCGAATCCGTTCGCAGTGACGGTCGTCCCAGCGTCGAAAATCGTAATGGGACGTTGACCGGCGACAGGTAGGGACGGGAGCGTAATCGTAAACGACCCGGCGGTCGTATCGCAGGCCAGCACGTCACCGATGACGGCGGTGTAATTTGCAGTTTTACGAACGGCGGAAACAAACGCCGCAGCCGTTGCCGATGAAACCCACCCGCCTAAACCGTCGGACGTCAGAATATTACCGGCAGCACCTGGCGCAATTACACCGGTGCCGCCCTGAGGCGCTGACAGCGGCTCGGTCAGGCCAAGGATTTCAGAGATATCACCGTTAACGCCCGACTTAGCCGCTGTGATCGCCGTACGCGCCGCCGCTGCATCTGTAGCAACAAACACCGCACGGCCCACTGTAGAGCCGCCCAGAGCCGTCAGAGCGTCGTTATACGTCGCAGCAGTGAAAACGCCCTTACCAATTACGGTTCCGCCGAAATTAGTCAGCGCACCATCAGCCGTGGTTGCTCCAGTACCGCCGCCCGCAATCGGCAAACCAAAGCAGTTAATCAGATTGCCAGTCGATGGCGTGCCGATGTTACAATTGATGAACGTCGAGCCGGTAAACGTGCCGCCCGTGAAATTCACATCGGTCGTGAAAAACGCCTTCAGCGTAGCCAGAGACGCCTTACGCGCGTCGCCGTTATCGGTCGAATAAACAGGAACCTGATCGGTATTTTGAACCGACGTAACCGCTGTAAGTTGTGAGATTGTCGGCATTTACGATCCTACTCGAAAACAATCTCGCCATCTTCGCCAGCCAACAAAGGCTCGCTCGGAGGCTGGAAAAACGGCCAATCGATGTTCCACGACTTCTGACCGGCACCAACCGGCAGCGTCTCAGGGAATTGCATTTCAGCAGGCATTGCGGCGCGTGACAGCAACGTATTGTAAGCCATTCGTGCGGCGGCGGATGTAGGTAATGCAATCGCCTTACCATAACTAGGCGACAATCGAAGCGCCAGGTTAAGAATGATTGCCTCATTGGCGGAATCGGGAACGCCGGTGATGGCGTCAAGATCCGTATTGTCAGGGTTAGACGTCAACGGGTATCCGATCCGAATCCCGATAGCGTTCCAAGCGGCGATCATCGCGTCCATGCGGCGCACTGCGCTTTGCAGTTGCTCAGGAGACAGGTCAAAGACGTAATCGGCTAAACCGATTTCCTCTAGGGCCGCTTCGACGAATTGCCGCTTGGAATAACTCATTTCTTGGCCTTAGCCTTGGCCTTTTTGGCGACACTGAGCGCGATGGCTACAGCTTGCTTCTGAGGCTTGTCACGGGACATTTCGCGCTTGATATTCGCGCTGATCGTCTTGGCAGAATAACCCTTTTTCATGGGCATGTCTAACACCTCACATAAAAGATCGGGGAGAGCCGAAGCCCTCCCCTGTTACCTTAGGTTTGCGAGAACAGCATGATCCCGGACATTTCGGGCTGCTTGTTCACAACACCAAACAGAGTGTCAAGGCGATATTTGGTCTTCATGGTGTTGATGTCGTACTGCTTCTGCATGACCAGTTCGATGCCCTGATCAGTCGAAGCCCGCATGACAGCCGCGCCCGCGTCGGTAGGCACTGCATAACGGCCTGGGAGGATTTCCAGAGCGTCCTTCTGCCAGAACGGGTTGGCATAACCGGCGACGGTGTTGAGCCAGGTAATTGCAGCCGTGGCGGACTTGGTGGTCACGGTGCAGTTCTGATACTCAGCCGAGGCGTCGTTGGCGACTTGGTTGGTGATCAGCGGAGGCGAAATCACCAAGGTCGTTCCGTTAGGCACCGAGATAACGCGGAACGTCTTAGGCTGGCCGGTGTTCTGCTTGGTGATCGCATGGACGTTGAACACGTTGCCAATGGTGAAGCAATCGCCAGCAACCACACCAGCGGTCGCGGTAACCGTGACGGTCTGATAGCGGTTATCGACGTTTGCGGTCTCGCCGGTGCCTGCGGTCGAGGTAGCCTTGGGGATGTAGTAGTTAAGCCCAACGTCGGCAGTGCTGATCGTGATAACGCCACCACCAGCGGCGGTGATACGATTGGCATAGTCGAGCTTGTACGTGTCGAAGGACGCGACAGGACCGACGTAGGCGCGCTCGTAGGCGTTGTTGGACTTCGGGTTGCCGAACGAACGCGAGGCGACCTGAAGGTTGGAAGCCATGCCGTTATAATCGCGGGTAGACAGCGCGAGGTAACGATCATAACCGGGGACGCCGCCTTCGTTCATGATGGCTTCGGCCTGTGCCACATCGTCGAAGCCAGAAGCAGCGGCGGTGCGCTTAACGACCAAGGTACCCTGAAGCGCGGCGGTGTTCATAACCGCAACGTTGATGTCAGAGGCGAGCTTTTGCTTGGCAGCATCGCCCAAACGCTTCTCTTGCAAAGCGTCGCGCAGTTCGGTCGCGGTCAGGATGAACGGAACCGACTTGTTAAAGCCCAGCGTGGCGGGGACTGCAAGCTGCGTGAAGTCCTTAAAGTTCGAGGTCATATCGGTGCCAGTGAAGGACTGGGCGATATAGGGCTGCGGACGCCAGATCACGTTGCCGGTCCGCTCCATCATGGTCGAATCGGTGTTGTAGATCGAGACGTTCTTGCTCAGAACCAGAGCATCATTGAAGCCTTCGAGGATTTCCTCAAAAGCGACCCGCTCTTCCTTACTAAATGCGTTAGCCATTTCTCAATATCCTATTTTGCTGCCTCGCGCATTTGTCGCTTGAATGCCATCACCTTTGATAGGTCTCCGGTCTTTTCAGCTTCTGCGCGCAGGCGTTCCAGTTGATTACCCACCGAACCCGATACAGCGCCCGTTCCACGAACAGTGCCTTCAGGTGGTGGCGGTGATTTGCGGTTACTGACTTTCAATTGTGTCTCCAGTTTCGAAACCGCGAAAGCAAACTTAACAGGGTCTGTAATAGAGCCGAGTTCCGTAGCCTTCTTTGGGTTTTTGCCCAGCGCGTAAATCACAAGCGCGGAATTTTCCGCACCCTGCAAAATGATGCCTTGCTGAGTTACGCTAAGTTTTTCCTTGGACACGTCTTCCGCGTCCTCGAAATCCTTGACCTTAAGTTCGGCCTTGGCCTTACCGTATCCGTCTAGCTTGGCTTGCCATGCCCGTTGCTGCTCTACTTTTTCAGCTTCGGCCTTGGCGTTAATCTCGTCGGCCTGGCGCTTGCGCTCGTACCAACCAGATAGCTTTTGCTCGAAATCATCAGCATCGTAGTCGGAATCTTCAAGCGTTGGCTTGCGGCCTAGATCGACGGTCTTAACCGGCTCGACTGTGGCCTTTAGCTTGTCTTCAAGTTCCCGATTCTTCTTCTGAAGGTCTCGGTGATTCTTACGCAGTTCTCGGACCCATTCCGGCGCTGCGGTATTCTCGTCGGCGGGGGGCGGTTCCTCGCCAATGGTAACTACGATTTCGTCGGATTCGTCGTCCGTTTCAGGTTCCTGCTCGTCGGAATTTGGCTCGACGTCAGGTTCATTAGATTCGGTTTCGACTTCGATGAATTCTTCGACTACCTCTGCCTCAGTGCTCATAAAATTACCCACTCATCCGATAAGGCTGGATGGAAGCCATGACGCACAATACGTCAATCTCTGCGTTACGTCAAAATCCCGATAGCTGCTAAGAGTTCGGTGGCGTCCTGCTCGGTCGTAAGCAACAGCAAATCCAAAGCGTCCTGCTCGTCTTGCAGATACTGGCGCATGATAGCCGCCGCCGATTGGATATCCTCGCTCAGGTTTTGACGTGTCGAAATCTCACGATCTAATCGGCCCAACTCGCGTTCAAGCGCACTGATCGCGATTAGGTCTTGGCTGTAATCGTAAATTTTCTTGGCGGCGCGTTTAACCGCCGGTCGATCTGAATCCGCCAGGACAGCCCGCGCGGCTTCGATTTCTTGGGGTAGGGCGAACCTAGATTCAAGCCTAGCGCGTTCGTTAGCCCAGCCTTTCGGACCAGCCCCAGCCGCTCCACCACCGCCGCCGCCGCCTGCGTCTGGCGTTGGCGGGATGATGCCAGGCTGATTGAATAGTAGTAAGAGGCTCAATGCCGCGCCCTACGAAACCTGAAGAAGCTTATTTAGCGTGGTTTGCGTCTCGGCTATTTTAGCCTCAACGCTTTCAACCTGAGCCGTATCGCCCAAGGCCGCTGCGCTTCCACGTAGGGAGCTAAGGTACACCAGCCTTGTTCGGGCTTGCTCTATTAGCTCAGAAATTGACATGGCTATATCACCAACTGACGGAGCATTACGGTTGAGGTGTTGAGCAGCATGTAGATGTATTGGATATTGGTCGCGCCGTCTGTGTAGGTAACATCAAACGCCGTGTCGCCCACAACCGCCGCGCCTTGCGTGTACAGCATGGTGTTCCAGCCATCCATGCCTTGATCTGGGAAGGAATACCGAAACCAACGGTTTGTGGCGTCTTTCTGCATATAGAGGTAGTCGCCGGTGTAGACGTACTTCGTACCCGTCGTGAAAGTCTCGGTAGCAGGAGCGTTCGCAACGCCACTGACCCAAGTGTTAAGCGCAATGTCGTACTGATCAAGCGGGTTGGCCGCAGCCGCGCCGCCTCGGAAACTGTACAGATAGCGACCATTCTTGATGGCGCTTTCGTTAGTCCAATCGGCGGGGGTAGCACCCCAAACCCAGTGACCAGACAGACCAGCGCCGGGGGCGGCAGCGCGAGCGGCGGTTGGGGCTAGTGTCGTCCATGTGTTGGCCGTGATCGAGTAGCGATACATGGCAACCGCGCCGTTGCCCATGTAATAAATGTAGTCGTCGTTACCTGAGATTTGATAAACCGACGTGGCGTCAGGCGTGATGGTCCAAGTCGGCACGGTCAAGGTGGTGGCTGTGTTAGACGTAATGGCCCTGATCTGACCCGCGCCAGTTCCGCTGACGATGCGGACCTGAGAGTTGGTCCACTGATTTACCGTCCAAGTTTTGGCGCTGTTGACAATTGTCGTACCCGTTGCGCTGGTGGCGGTGCCTGAAGCAAATGGCAGGTAAGCCGACCCCATCCAAGACGGGGTGGATAGAAGCCGTCCGTCCGTAGCGAGCGTGGCAGGTAGGCCCGTAATGGCTAGTGTCGTCCAAGTGTTGGTTGCAAAGTCGTATTTACGGAACGAACCAGCCCCTAGCGTACCCGCGCCCAGAACGTACCAGACCGGGGCCACAATCCGATAGACCGTAGAGGCCGTAAAAGCGGACGCTTGAGCCGCGACAGTGATTGTTGCCGTTGCGCCGACCGTGTTGCTGACGATTGGAAGGGTGACGCCAGCGTTAGGGCCAGACAGGATGTGGACGTTATAGCCCGCAATGCTGCGAGCCAAGGTCTGATTGGTGATGATTGTTGAGGTCGTGCCGCCCGTGGCGGTCAGTGACAATGCGGCGACGGTCGTTCCTGTAGAGAACGCCCCGCCGACACCGGCAGCGCCCGCAGCCCACGTACCAGCCAATGCGGGCGAGGGAACCTGAACCCAGCCGTCCTCGTTGGGATTATAAAGATAGGCAAGCGTTGTGGCCTGCACGTAAAGCTGCTGTTGACGGTAGCAGCGCGAAGAAATCACCGTTGCGCCCGCAGCCGAAGCCGCTGGGGAGGGCGTCACCATTTCCCAACGCTTCAGGTCGAGAATTTTGCGGTTGCCGTTGGTTGTGGCCATTTACGTCACCTTAATGTTGGCGCGAAGGTTGTCGGCGCTCATGTGCATCAACGCCGGGATTTGGTCTGCGGCGACAAAGCCGCCGATTTGTGTTTGGTTAACAAGAGTTAACATCGAATTGACCGTGTTTATTGTGGCGAGCGTCAAACCGCCGTTGATTGCTTCGACCGATACACGCTGTTGCCCTGCAACGTTTGGAATGCTCATGCCAATGGTGCGGGATAGCGAGCCAATCGTCATGCGGAGAGCTTCGATGGCCTCAATCAATTCTCCGGTAACGTCGCTTACTGCTACAGGAACCGGAGCCGCTCGAAGTTCCGCGTCCGTAACCGGCCCTGTGACAGCGACGGGAACGGCAATGCTAACGGGTTGGGTTGCTGGGTAGAAATCGCCTGAAACCGGTACGTCTGCTGCCCTTAACTGGGCGTCAGTCAATCCGCCAGTAACTGGAATTGGATTAGTAGACGAAACGTCGCCATCATTAACGCCATCCGCGCCCAGCGTTAGTTTCATGCGCTGGAATTGGTTGCCGCCGATCTCGTCGGTTGCAACGCTGGAACCAGTGCCTGGTAGGACGACATCGTTAGCCATCTATTCAATCCCCACAATGCGGCCCTTTTCGCGGATCACCCGCTTGGGACGCTTAATTTCAGCAATGGCTTTGTCAGACGTTTCGCTCTGTGAAGCCGCCATCGTTTCAACAGCCGCTTGGAATCCGCGCACGCCCTCAGCCAATCCGACGACAGCATCTTTTATCACGGACCCGGCTTCAGCCAAAGACAAAACCGCTTGCGACTCAGCCTCGACCGCGTCGCTCTGGGCGGTCTCCTTCATGAGTTGGCGGATCTTGATTTCCTGCTCAAGTTCAGCGTTTCGCATATCTAGCTCTAGCTTGCGCTGGGCCATTTCATCCGTGACTGGGGCCTGTGCCGCAGACGGTGCCGAAACGCCCGCCTGCGGGGCCTCCTGAGCCGCTACAGTGCCCTCAATACCCGCAAGCGTTTCTAACGTCTTCGCCTCGGTCAGCTTCGTGTCAGCCGCCGTCTTCAGGGCCTTGGCTTCGGCTTCCTTGGCCGCGCTAATCAAATACTGCTGCTGCGGATCTGGTTCGGCATTCGCAGCCGCCTCAGCCATCGCCGCCGCCTCTTCCTCGTTAGGCTTGATCACACCCATCTTAACCATCTTGGAACGGAAGTAATCGCGCACGTCGCTGATCCCCTCGCCTTCCATGTTCAACATCGTCATCGCCTGCAACACCTGAGCGGTCTCAGGATCGGTAGTGATTGCTAGCATATTCGTCAGGCTGCGAACCGTCGATTGACGCTTGCTGGACGACGATGGCCCGACGTCAACCGCGATATCAAAATCAGCGTCTGACAGATCGTTCTCGGTCTCGGTCTCGCCGGTCTTCTCGTTAATCACAGGCCGCATGAGTTCGATTTTCTTCAGGGTGCCGTCACTGGCGATCCCCTTCATCTTGCGGCCTTCCTCGACGAAAATATCCTTTGCCATCGACAGCCAAATCTCGCCGGACCGCTTGATCGCCTTAGCCATATTCGTGACGTAAATCTGGGTCTGCATGTCCAGTTTGGTCTGGATTAGCTCGATAGCCTTCGCGCTGATATTCGAAGCGACCTTCTCGCCCTGCTCCTGATTGCCCAAGACGTCGCGCATATCCTGTTCGGTGATCTGTAGCAAAGCCGCCATCGCGGGCGGGATTTCAGGTGCCTTGGTGTACGCAGTCGGGCCAGTCAGCGCCTGTTGCCCGTCTTGGCCGGTGACAGGGTTGATCAGCAGATATGGGTAGTTCTTAACATTGTCTTCGGACCACATAACCTGGTGGCCCGCGATCTGCTCAGGGAACAGGATCGGTTTAGACACAGACGACAGCGCCGAGATTTCTGCCAGCTTTGAGAGCTGCATGTTCTTCAGCCGTTGCGCGTCCTTCGCTAGGCGGACGTGGCCCATGAACCGTTCGATGTTATCGATGTACCACCGCTTGCCGTACACAGGCACGATCGGGATATGCTTACCCGCGATGTAACCGCAGTCTTCGAGAACGCCGCCGCCGCTCAGAATATACTTATGGACGCGCTGACGCTTGATCCGCTTCTGACGCACCTTCACCGACCCGATAGCATCCAGTTCGGCCAGCTTTTCCTCGGTCAGTTCCGCGTCTGCGTAGCGTTCCTCTTCGCCGCCCAGATCGCGGTAGACGTGAATCAGTTCGGAGCGTTCCTCGACCCGGTAATATTCCGCGACATACACGACGTCAGGCGTGAGCCAATCAAATTCGGTGCGCTCAATGGTTTTTTCCCATGATGCAGGCGTTTGCTTGTATTCAGCCTCATACGCGGCTGGCGTCATCGCAGTGAGCACGAATGCCCGCTTAGCGTCAGCCTTGTCTTGACGTTTGGCGTTTAGATCGAAGAACACGCTCGAATCAGCGTCAAAGATCGGCTCGATCCTGATCCGCTGCTTTTCGTCTTCCTCGTCCGCCTCGTCCTCGTAAACGGTACGCAGACGCCAGGCACCAAACCCACCGCCGACAGCCTCTTCGAACGCATTGTCGTAAGCCTCTTCAGCGCCGGAATCCTGCTCGTCAGCGCGGTACAGGTCGTCGCACGTATCGGCTAGCTTGTCGTACTCGTCGCCTTCCTTGGAGATAAAATCGACCGTGATTCGGTTCGCCCGATATTCGTTAATGATTCGGATAACCGAGAGGTGGATCTTATTCACCTCCATCTTGGGGCGGTTCTCGAATTGCTCAGTCAGAGGGCCTTCCCATTGCGCCCCAGCGATAGAATAGAACCGCCGGTCGTCCAGCGCCTGCAATCGCTCATCACGCACCGCCGAATTGATCGCGTCAAACTCGACCAGCGCCTCGTAGTGAATGGCGTTCCAACGCTCGGATTTCGTGATGGCCATTGGTTAGCGTCTCGCGTAGGGACTGTTGACAGCGATAGGGGCGACAAACGTAGGCCGGACTATGTTTGCCCGCCTAGCGCCCTCGCAGGCGTATCTTAGCGCGTCAATTATATGATTATTGGTATCTGATAGCAAGGGTAGCACCAATTGCGTGAGCGGATCGGTCTTGTAGCTGTACATCGTCAGCTCGTCGATGGTGTGACGGCAACGCGGATGGACCACGATATCAAACGATTTGAGCCACTCAATCCCGTCCTCGATCGACTTCGGACCCTTGACCGCAGCCTGAATCTTCGGGAACCCGTTGTTTCTCATATGGCTGATCGTCTCAGGTCTGGCGCTATCAGCCGTGATCGGCCATTTCTCAGCGCCTGGCACTGACATAAACAGGCTGGGCAGATCCATGATCTCGCAACCGACCATGTGAGCCTCATAGTCAATGTACAGTTTACGCCCGACGATGTGACAGCGGACCAGAACGGACGGATCGGACGCGAAGCCCCAGTCCGCGCCAAGGCGGAACATAGCGTCCGCCGGTGCCTCGAATTCCTCGACGGTCCAGTTACGGAACACGCGGGATTCTGAGTTCCTGAGATAGCCGCCCATCCAAACGTGATTGTATTTCTCAGGGTCGCGGCTGAGGTCGTAATCAGCTTCCTTCTGGAGTACGACCGGGAACCAAGGATTGTCGATGTAGTTAACCGTCTTAACCCGCGTATCAGGCGGCAGATCCTCGCGGCCAAACATCTCCTCGATAGGGTCCGATTCGTGCTTCGGATTCCACGTGAAGATGATCTGAGATCCGGGCTTACGGATCGTGGGGATCAGCGTCTCAAGCGAGGTTTTAGATATGCTTTGGGCCTCCTCGACCCAACACACGTCCACGCCCTCCATACTCTTGATCGAGTCGATGTTGTGCCGCAAACCGGCAAACAGGAACAGCGAGCCGTTCGCGCCCCTGACTTCGGTCTCAAGCGAATTGTAAAACGACGTAAGCCCGATCCGTTCTGCGTCATCGTCGAGAAGTCGCTTAGACGAATCACGAATGGATTTCTGGATCTCACGGACGCATAGAATTCTAAGCGGTTTAGCGGCAGCCCGCAGATTCAGCGCCGTTGCAACCGATCTGGACTTACCCGAACCGCGACCGCCCTTAACCGCGATATACCTGGCCGATTCGTCAAACAGGATCTCGGACCATTTGGGAAGCTGGATCGTCAAGCAGGGTTTCCGTTGTCCACAAATTCAATCTTCAGGCTATGATTAACCGGCCCGCCATTAGCGCCCGTAACCTCTTGATGCTTCGATTCACGCCAGTCAGCCGGGAACCTAGCAGCCATTGAGCGCGACCAGATCGAGGCGTCGATGGACTTCTTTAACATCCCGTCGTGACCGATTGTTTCCCAATAGTTTTGGGAATGTGCGCGGGATTTTTCCATAGCGTCAAGAAAGTCTGGATGATGATCGCACCATGAATGCAGCGTTTGCTTCGTGGAATCAAGTTCCGAAGCGATTTGCACCAGCGATTTCCCCAGCTTGCCAAGCTCAATCACACGCTCGCAATACTCAGGGCGATAGGACGTTGGACGTCCGAAAACATAGCCTGCGGGTTTATCTGACATATCGTGAGGCTCCATCTCTGGGAACCCCACGATACACGATCAGACGCAGCGGGTAAAGGTGGCTGTTTATTGCCACACCACCCCTCTGTGAATGGATTTTGCGATGCGCTGATTGGCAACATCGTGAAGATAAACCACGGCGTCATCATTGCCAAGCATGACAATGGCAACCATGATTTTGCGAGCGAATTCTTTCGCCGCAGCTTCAACGCTCTTGCGAGGAGCCAAAGCGGCCCATTCTTTAGAGGTCTTAACGTAAGAAGCAGAAGAAACAAACATGATGCCCTCCCAGGCGCTCGACTTGGCGTGATTGCCTGTCGATGAAATTAATATACACGCCTAAAATTCCTATGCAACAAATATTTTCACATCATCGCAGAAATAACGATTAGCACCGCGACGATTGACGCCAGACCGCCGACGACGGCTGCGAGTTCGAATAGGGCGCGGCCAGATTTGAAAATAAAGGGCATGTAAGAATAAACCTTTGGACGTCCAGTTTTGAAGAGATAATCAAAATCCTCAATTTCCCTTTGCTCTCGTTCAAGGGACGCTTGTTGTCGAGCTTGTTTATAAGCCAAATTATGGCGAGCTATTACGGATTGAGTGTGTTCTGACGATTCAAACGATGCCTTGTAACGCTCAATCGCCTCTGGGCTGGCCTGTTGCTGATCCTTGGCATTGCGCGCCATAACCTCAGGGTCTTGGGCTGCGTTGCGGTATGGGTTAATCACGACCTGACCTCCTTATAAATCTGCCCCGAAACAACGCGGTGCATGGTGCAAGACGATACGCCATAAATCCTTGATAGGTCCTTAATGCTCCCGCCAGAGCCTCGACGGCCCCGGCTGTACCTAGCCCGAATTTCCCGCACCTGATCTGGCGTGAGTTTGTGGAATGATTTTTCAACGATCATAGTAGGCGTCCCACATCAGCTCAGTCACATGACCGCGGTCCATGGCGTTGATAAAATTCTCTAGGAATTTATCCTTGGCCTCGTCGCTCAGTCCGTCAAGCAAATCCTTGCCGTTAACCGTAATCGTGTTCATCCAGTAATTCGCGATTTCGTCGCCCTCTGGCGCTGGGTCTGCCTCGAATTGGATTTCTACGTCGCCGTAGATTTCTAGGGTGATTGTGTCGTTCATGATGCGGTTCCCTTACGGACGAATTCCCAGAGGTCAGGATTCAGCGGATAATCTGCGGAAACGTGGCCGGTAAGATACCGCATCAGACAGGCGTCGCCGTCGATAAACGCGATGGTCCATTCGGCGGGGTGAGATCCTAGGTTTTTGAACACGTCACCGACTTCTGGAAACTCCGGCGCGGGTGGGTCGGTAAATTCGAGGGTGGTGTCGGATTCAGGCCAATAAAAATTAATTTTGTTAACAATCAACTTAACCGGCTGAACACCATCCTCTTCGTCAAATTCATCGACCTTCATAGTAAGCGTTAACTTAACCCACTTCCCGACGTCCGCTTGTGTTAAGTCTTTAGCTTTCATGATGCCCTCCCAGGCGTCTAAGTTTCAGTCTGGATACCCTAGCTCAAGCCCGCTTTTCCGTCAACAATTTTTTTCTGTATTCGTTCACAGCATCAACGATCAGCTTCGCCTCGTTTTCGTTGCCGACTACGCAGACCAGCCAGCCCCGGCTGTCCTTCACGGTGTAGTCGTCCCATCTCAGTTGCTTTTCGTAGGTCCACATGGTGATTTTCCCGTTTGTTTAATGATTTCAGTTTGTTAACGGTCCAAAAACAGAGCGTTAACACGTTTGTTAAGCGTAAGTGCATGATTTTTAACAGGTTCTAACAATTTAACATTTTAACGGTATTTTATATATTATATAGAGAGAATTTGATTTTGTAATTTTTTTTCCTCCGTGTTTTTTCCCTATAGATACTGTTGTTTCAGCGTTAAAACGTTAACTCGTTACATCCTGAATAAATTCAAAGGGTTGCGCATAACATTAAGTTAACGTTTTAACGGTTTTGGTCCGATAGTGTTAGGATATTTTTGTTATCTTGTAAACTAAAATTTTAATCGTTTTAAACAAAAGTTGACAACATCACCATTATAACATATGTGTCTGTTGCCCATCTAGGGAAATTGAAACAGGAAAACAGACCATGTTTGACGTAACTTCAGATGTCCCAATGCCTCGCGCACGTAATGCTTGGCGCATTGAATTGGACAAATTGGATGTAGGAGATAGCTTTCCGTTTGACGGAACGCCCAGCGAAATAGCTTATTTTCGCGTTAGTGTTGGTCGATCCGGTCGCGCCCTAAAAAAAGAATTTACGGTTAGGGCCGACTCATTTTCCGGTGTTCGGTGCTGGCGTATTCGTTAATAAATTAAATGGGGCGGTGGAAATTTACCGCCCCATATTTTTTAAATTTCCACAAAAACGGCCCGCGACACGCTCCCGGTGAATCCAAAGTACATCGCGGCTTGTGCACGCGAATTTGGAAGCCGCCTGAGAATTTTGGACCAATTCACGCTCCAAGGCGTCCCGCGCAGCAATCTTTTGATCCCGTCCGCCGTGTTCGAAACGTAAATCCCGTCCGGCTCGACCTTAAATCCGAGCCTCGCAAGCGCCAGTTTCGCATACTCCACCGACCCATAATCCTCGCCGCGACAGGTCTGGACCAGCTCGCCAATCGCCTTTTTTGTGCCGCCCTTATCCAGCGGAACATCGACGATTTGTTGCATCAGGAAGTCTAATAACAGCCGCTCATCGGACTGAGATTGCACCTCCTCGCGCTGCTCTGACATATCGAAATCATGCAGCCAATCCCGCGCCTGATCGAATGAAACCAGACCATCATTTGTAAGGCTCCATGCGCCCGCTAGAAGCGCACCGATCTGATCTCCCGCCCGTTGCTCGCCTAACACCGCCGTCGCCGCTGTGGCAAACGTGGCGCTGTTTGCCCGCACGTTGACGGCCTGATCAATCGCCCTGGCATAAAACCGAGTGATGAATTGTTCGGTGAGAACCTCCGCCTCGGTCGCGAGGATCTCCGAAAATTCGTGATGCTGGCGACTGGCTTTGAGTTCAATCACGGTCACGCGGCTGCGGTCTGACTGCTGGACCAGCGTTGCATTGATCGAGCTGAACGCGAAACACGACCTGATCTGGAACGATGCAGCCTGGCCGCTCACTGATCCCTTGGCGATCTTGCCGCCCGATTCGGACGACGATTGCCGCACCAGCGCAAGGATACGCTGTAGACGATCTGTGGCCCGCGTGTCTTCGCCCTCGGCCTCATCGAACAGCACGGGTAAGGCGTCGTTTCGCAGGCTCTGGCGCACCCCTGCCTCGGTGGTCTCACCGACGACGAACAGACAGTTATCGCCTAGGACCGGCCTGATCACCTTAGACATAACGTGGGTCTTACCTGAACCTTTAGAACCCACGACCCAGATGTGAGGTCGCCAGCCTAGAACGCCCCCGATATGGGCGCAGACCGTCCAGCCCGCGATTAGGAGCGCGTCAAGATCGTTTTCCCACGGCATCATGGTGACCAGATCAAGGAACCGCTTGGCCTCTGTAGCAGATAACGGATTGTCGATTTCGGCCCGCATTGGTAGGCCCTGCTCATAGATAAACCGTGAGCGAACGGCGACGGG